TTGTTCTCATTGCAATAGCTTTACTCTCTGTGCGACTGCTACAAGTATGTCGTCAACAGCATTCAATTTTATCTTATATTTAAGATACAGATTCTCATATTCAAGTTGAGTTGCTGTTAATTCTGACGTTTGTTCTACTAATATATTTTCAATTTGTTCTTTGTTTGACACTTTTCAATTCTTCTCTATTACTGACTTTATGGCGCTCTGCCATTCTTTTGCCTTGTATTCTTTTATTTTTAATTTAAAAACTTCAGACAATCTATTAAGCTCAGATACAAAATCAGAGAGAAAAAACTTATATCAGGCAAGCTTATACTGCCTCTCAGACAGTTCTCATGCATTGTATGTTGTGAAGTTAGATCATAGATCATACACTATGTCTCATATTTTTTTAAACGTAGAAACTTCTGCTTTATAGTTCTTCAATATTTCATCTCTTTGTTCCTTCATACTCTTGTTGACAATTATTAGTTCAATTCTTTCAAGGTCAAAATGGACAATACCAGCAATGGCTTCATGGATTTGCATTGAATTCAGCCTTTTTAAGCTCTCACACAAACCATTTTAGTTTTTCTTTAGCCTTTTCTATGTCGTCCAATGTTATTTTACATTTTATTATTTGAGGTTTGTATCATTTTTTTGTGTACTTTTTCTTGTTTATAACATAGAACAATACATCTTTTATTATATTTGATGATACAAACTCTCAATATGGATATAGAAGTGTTTGTATTCAGTTTTTTACATCCTCTTCTTTATAATCAGTTGATGTAGTTTTCCAATCTATAACCTTGTCGTCGTCTACTCTGTCTATTTTTCATGTAAAAACAAATCAGTCATCTAGGTCTATGTTAAATATTTTTTCATTACACAACCTTATTCAATCTACTGGATTATTTTTATATACTTCAAACATTTTATATTCATCGCTTCAGTCATCTATGACTTCTTTTCAGTTGTCAAAGTCCTCTATAAATTTATGAACCTTTATTCATGTATCTAGCGCACTGCTATAAGGTTGTAATAATTCTATTACGTACTTAAAGTAATACTGCATTGGACATGTTATATAGGTTGACATACTTGTAGCCGATATTGTTTTTTTCATTATTTTCTTTTTTTGCTTTTTTTCTTAAGTTCTATTCTAGCGCTAGTAGCTGGTATGTTTTCTACTTCAACTCACATTTCATTAAGAATTAAAGACACAACTCTTTCTAATTTTGACAATCTTTCTGATGACATCTCGTACAATGCTTGAAACGAATCAAGTCATTCAGCTAAAATCATTGTAGCCCTTCTTAATGCGTTGATATCTTCTGGACTAACTTCTTGTTCACATTTTTGAATATATTTCATACTATTTTAATTTTAATTTTTTATCATTAAATATTCAGAATACTCTTGCTTGAGCTTCTTTTGATACATTTTTAACTTCATCTAACAGTTTAATTAATTCTTCTGACGTATTAGCGTTCTGTATCTTCTCTTCTAATTCCTTATACGGAAATAGTGCTTCAAGTTCTTCTTGAATATCTTGTTCAATTTTTGGTGATAGCGAATAAAACCAGTTTGCTAAATCTTCAACCCTTGCCTTTAGTTCGCTTTCAGTTATTTGTTCGACCTTTAAATTTCATGATACTAGCAATGAAGCGTTATTTAGCGCATTCATCCATCGTATTGATTGTTCTTTATTCATACTTTTTAAAATGGAGAATCTCCGTCATCTATAACCTCATCTCATCAGAAAGCATCTGTTATCTGTTCAATTATAGGATCTGGAAGAGTTCAATTTAATACATATTTAACCCATCTATCTATGTTATCTGCTAGGCTTTTGTCTAGTTCAAGTCATAGTTTGTATGCTTCTAACGCGAATCAATGCCTAACCTTTCATTCTGCGTTGTCGTCATTTTTTGACTGTTTTTGCATTCAGTTTGGTGCAAATGTTTGCATTTGTTGTGCAGGCGGTGAACTTACTGATGCGTTGCCAGCTGGTTCAATAATTATTATTGTTCTGGCAATATATGGTCTGTTCATATATGTTTTATTTTCTTCCTTAAACGATACTGCAAACTTTTGTCACATACCGAATCAAGGAACAGACTTTAATGCAGACCATGATTTTGTTTCAGTCATGTCTTGCTTTACCTTCCATATTGTATATGCAAGGTTGTTTGAATCTTTTATCTTCAATGCTTTGTCGTCATTAGACGTTATTGAAGCGATTTCAATTACTGCTTTTTTGATTTGTTCCATAAAAACATTTTAATTAATTATTATATTTATATTATATATCATTCTTTTGTATTTGTCAAATTTGACAAAATGACAATAATATTATCTAAATTTCTTATAAAAATACATTTTAAGTTCAAAGACTTTTTCAATGTTTATTCATTTTTCAATTAAATCCTCAATATCTATTATGCTATTTCTTATTCATTTTACCTTATCTGAATAACACGAGTTGCATAAACAAAACATATGTCATTTAATAGTCATAGATCTTGGCTCGTCCAAGTTAAAAAATCTTCTTCAGCATCTATTACAAAAATGTCAATTATATTCTAATTGCTTATTATAATCAACTGTGTCTGATTTTGCTTTGTTAGCGTTCTTAAACCTCACATATTCTGGCCTTATTAGCGGCGATAATGGAGTTAAGGATCTGAAATACTTTTGTATCTGTGTTTTTGTCATATTATTTTTTCTTATAAAATTCATCATGTACAAATCTTCAGTTTATTAAAGTAAACCATCACTGAACAGATTGTCATGTTTTTCTATTTTTTTCTAATTTAATTTTTGAATGATTTGTGTAGTAGTTGGTAGAATCTGGATCATTATTTTTTTCACGTATTATAATAAAAACCTCATCTGCCTCTTGTCATATTCAAGATGAATCTTTTAAATCATTTACTGAAGGTTCATCTATTGTTTTTCTCATGTGCACTGGTAATATAATTATGATTCTCTCTCTTACAGCTATTTGCTTCAACTCTCTTACCATTTGCGTAATATAAGTTGCATAGTTTCATCAGCTCATATCACTCATCTTTACCTTTGGCATTAAAAATCACAGGTGATCTACAACAACAACTTTTATTCAATATTTTTCTTTAGATTCCAATATTTTCTTCTCCACCCAGCTTATATTTCACGTTATTATTTTTTGTGGGCAATATATTGGCATGTCTTCACTTGCTCACATCTTTTTAAACTTCTCAAGAAGGTATCATATCAATACTTCGTATGAGAAATATAATACTGGTATTCATTGTTCTGCAAAGTTATATGTTAGTGTTAGTGTAGTTTCAGTTTTTCAATGTCATGTTGATCAAGATATAACTACCAAGTCTCATTCAGCCATTCATCAATCTAGTGCAGAATCAAATATGCCAAATCATGTACTATACTTTTCTAATTTAGCAGATTCGTCATTTTCAGCTGCAGAAAAGAATGGCATCACGTCACTATCTTCTGGTACTTCCTCCTGTTTTTTATACCACCTATCGTTGTCTGCAGACTTTTCTATTGATGTTATAGAGTCGAATATTGCTTTTACTTCGTGATCTGGTAGTGGTGGATCATTTTTTTGATTTGCCTCCATTAATAATGGAAGGGCTATTTTTTCCCACTCAGTAGGATGTATTTTTGCTACGAGATGTCATGCGTACCTTGCAATTGCATCATTTCTTCATCATTCATTTACTCATTCATATTCAGAATCAAACGTTTGTGAGTATTTCTTTTCCTCTTTCTCATCTTCAAAAAGCCAGTAAGGAAACATCTGTAAGGCAACCTTTTTAATCCATTTATATTCTCATTTTTCAGAAACACTCGGCGGCATTATTACATATCAACCATTTCACCTTATGTCTGTCAACTCCTTTATTCTAGTTTTATTTTTAAATGGTTTACTAAATTTATAGAAAAAATGATATCATCCTCATCATGTTTTAGAAGTAGCTGTCTCTGGTATCCATGATATATCTCATCATTTCTCAACATCTATCACCACTATTCATGAAATTTTTCAAGTTACAGCTCATATTTGAGCATCAGGAAACTCATCAAACCATTTATCTATCTCTTCTTCTGTCGGAAATCTTTCTTGATACTCTTTCCAGTTAATCAATGGAATTTTATTTTTTCAAACTGGAATAACAGAAAATCATTTTTGTAAATAATATTTAGCTTCTTTCCTTAGATCCATATTTTTCTTCTAATTCTATCATCATTTCTAAAATGTGAATTGACTTTTTTAAATCTTCTACTCAATTCTTATCTTTCCATCTAGTAACGTATTTTATAACAGCTCACTCTCAAAATCACAATTTATTTGCCACTATATACTCGAATGGTTGTATCTTTAATTTTTTATAATGGTCTCATCCTATTTGCGTCTTTAGTGGGCTAACATCTTTTTCTTTTTTCATATTTTGTTTCATAAAATCATGCTTCGCTTTTTCAAAGCGATATTTAAATTCATAATAAGTCATATCTTTATTCTCTGTCTATATCGTCCAAATGATCTTGAAAAGTTCATTCATCGTGATTATATTTATATAAAGCTCTCTTAGCGTCTTTGATTGCGTCATTATAACCTTCTCTATATTCTTTTGTAAAGCTTTCTAGATCAGATAGTTCTAAATATTCTATTATGTATTTTCATTCCATATTAAATATCCTTAATTATTAAATCTCTTATAACACTTTAATTATTTCACAACCAACTCTTTCTTTTATTACTTCACAATATTCTTTTGAAATTTCTATGCCGATATAGTTTCTATTATTTTTCTTTGCCATCTTTAATGTCGTTCCACTACCTGCCATTGGGTCTAATACCGTATCACCTTCGTTGCTCCAAGATAGAATGTGGTCTTCTGCTAATTTTTCTGGGAATATTGCTGGGTGTTCTTTATTTTTACTTCCTACACCAATTTCCCAAGTATTTGATAGTCTTTTTGTTTCTTTTGTAATAGTTATCACATCTCTTGGTCGGTCTGCGGATTGTTCAGAAAATGCTGACTTTGTATTCCGATTTATACTTTTACCTGCTGTTTTTGTTTTTGTTGTTAAGCAATTAAATGTCTTAATCTTTCCCTTTGATAAAATAAACATATATTCAAAATCGTTTGTGTATCTTGGTATTGTAGGAAACTGTGGAACTGGATTTGTTTTTCTCCATATCATCGTATCGTGAAGATTAAATCCTATCTCTTTAAAATATAATGCTTGTTTAAAACTTGTTCCTGTTTCACTTCCTTTAATTGTGGCATCTCCGACCACCCAAACAACTACTCCACCATCTTTGGTAATTCTATAAAGCTCTTTAGCTATTTCTTCAAAATTAAAAGTATAACCATTATAAGTTCTTAAATTATCATAAGGAGGAGAAGTGACTGTTAAGTTAATACTCTTATCTTCTATTCCTTTCATTACCTCTAAACAATCTCCTAAATAACATACATTAGTTTTCATATTTATTTATTATTTAATTCCTAAAAAATCTTCTACTGTATTACCTTCACACCACCAATCACTATCCATATAACCTCTTTTTTCTAAATACTTACTATACTCTGTTAATACTTTTTCAAGGCTTTCTATTTTAGTTATTTCTTTTTGTGTCATATCCTTAATTATAAATGTCAGAGTGCTAGGAATCGAACCTAGGATTGAGGGATCCAAGCCCCCAGTGATTCCATTTCACTACACTCTGTGGGAGGTACTAAGAGAATCAAACTCTCCCTTCTGGAACCACAACCCAGCGTGCTAATCGCTACACTAAGTACCCCAGCTCTAGGGGTTGGATTCGAACCAACAATCTCTTGATTCAAAGTCAAGTATCCTTCCAGTTAGACTACCCTAGAAAATGAGAGCTTAATTTTCGCTCTCTATGTCAAGTATTCATTTATCAAGCATTTCTGTTTCTAATTCATAAAATCTAAACGACTTAAGTTTAAATGCTTTAAATGAAAATAAATCTTCTTTTCTAATAACTATTCACTCTTCTGGTACTTTGTTTTTGCACATGAAGCAATCCTTTTCTGTGAAATCCTTTTTAAGTTGTTCATAGAATTCTCTTCTCCAGCTATCATCTCCAGACATTTCCATGTTTGAAATATAATCAGATATTTTTCCATAGTATAATACTGGGACATAATTTAGTCCAAACCTATAACAAAAGTCCATTATCTGCTCTGTAGATAGTTCGTAAGAAATACCGTCATTATTTGTAAATGTAATTCTATATACGAATATCTTTTGCTTATTGAATGCATCACATCCATAATCATAATTAGATTGTATGTATGCCATTAAGTCTGTATAACCTACGCACTCTCCATATAGTGTAAAGCCTTTTGGTATTTTGTCTGCAAGTTCATTTTTAATTTTACTCCATAAATCACCATCATAGAAGTCATTACATTTTTTATCTGCATAGCTATTCTTCACAACTTTTCTGCTACCATATACATGGTCATATTCTACATCGTTTATTTTTATACCAATTTTTCTTAATAACTTTTCAATTATATTCAATCGTCTTTTAACAGGAACGTTTGCACACCACCAAGATGTTCCGTGAAGTTTATATGTGATAGATATATAGTCCTCGTAATTTAATTGGTGCAAATTCTTGTCTAGCCTTTCTGTATCTACATGTAGTTTTACTTGACCATCTATTAGTCTAGTTTCTTTTGGCTTCTTTCCAACTTTTACACCAAGACCTTCCTTAACAGGAATCTGGTATTTCTTACAACATAATACATCGTTGATCGTATCAAACTCTTCATTTTCTTCTGCATCTAGTTTGCCAAAGAAATCTTCAACTGTTTTTAGTGGCATCAATATTCCATTACTACCAACCCCCCTGAGTTTTACAGCTCTTACTCTACCATTTTTGTCAAAATAACCTTTCTTTGTAGAATCTTTGTTTAATAGTTCGCTAGAAAACTGATTAGAGTCTTTTAAGAATTCAACATTGATTTGCGACTCAAGTGGGAAGTAAACCATCATGTCGCCAGTTTTTATATCATCTCCAATTATAACGTCAGCAAAATTAATTACAGTTAGCTTTAGTCTGTCAGCGTTTGGATGATCTTTTATTTCTTTGATCTTAACTAGCTTGGCTAGATAGTTTGGATTGTGTTCTTTTGATTTCGATATCATATTAAAAATCTATTCTAGGGTCTTGACGATTAACATCGAAGACCATAAGTTTTTGTTCTTTCCACATTCTTATTACTCTTGGCCTATCATCAAACACAGCTAAAACATTATATTTATCTTTTATGTGCTTTTCATACATTTCTTTCTTTACTATTTCGTCGCTTCTCTTATCACCTGTATTTCTCATAACTAATTTAAAGTTATTTATATCGTGTTTATTTAACCACTCTTTTGTTTCTTCAATGCAACTATCGTCCCTACCAGAAAAAATGAACAACTCAGTATCACGGACAAATCTCATTGATCTTATAACGTGTATAAGATGCTTGTTTGGTAGATCATCAATTACTTTTGTATAGTCATACGGACTTCTATGTGGACTATATGCAAGTGTTCAGTCAACATCACATATTATACAAGATTGTATTTTGAAGTTAATGTCTAATGGTCTTTCTTCTTCCCTATACAAACCAATATATTTTTTATACATGTCCATTATAATCTTCTTTCCAACAGGATTATCTCTTCTCGCATCTCTCTCTAGACACTCATATAGTGGCGTGTCTATAAATTTTATTTCTACGTCAATATCTTTTGAGATAAATACTGATGCATTTTTTGCTATTGCTTTTAACTGATCTATATTGCTTGTAGCAAAATTAGTATCATCAACAACAACGTTATTGCCGTTTACTAGATAATACTCTACTATCTTATCTCTTATTTTTTTTATATGGTTTTCATTTTCCTCGCTCCATTCAGAGTTGTCAATCATTGATCTAAGATCGTCTTTATTTACTCTCTTATATCAGTGTTTATCAACTAACTCTTTCGCATACGTTGTCTTGCCAGAGGCTGGCAATCATTGTAATATCAATAATTTTATCATAATACTTTTTCTATTATTTTATTTCTCTCGTCTTCACTATTGTGAAATTGTATAGATTCTCCACAAATTATTACTGGAATAAAAAATGGTTGATTTATAAAGAAATTTGCGCTACCAAATATATACGGCATGTCTTTCCATGAAGATGTTTTTTTGAATGATAAGAATGCTTTGACTAGTTCATATTTATATTTTTTTGAAATTTTTTCGCAAATCTTTTCTATGCATTCATCACATAAATTGTTTTCAGAGTATACATCTTCAAAATCTTCATCGCACATTATACATTGTTTTTTTATTGTGTCCATATCTATTTAGTTAATAATTTTGTTTTCTTACAATATTTTCTATTTTATCCCAATTATCTCTAATACCACAACTTTTATCTGAGAACAGTCTATAAACATTACCATTATCATCTAAGGCATACAATGTTTCGCTTATTCCAATTATTTGAATTATTTTTCCTTCCATATATCTATTTAATTAAATTATAGAGCTGGGACTAAATGGCTACACTCTGGACAATTATAATCATCTATTAAACAAGCTTCACAAATATATTGATTACAACATTTAGTTTTTATTACTTTAAAACTAAATCCAGCTTTTTTATGAGATTGTTCTGTTTCTCCACACAATATACATTTTTTCTTCATATTATTTAATTAAATTATAAATTATTTTTACTCCAACTTATATCAATTTTACCGCATTTTTTACACTCGCACACATACACTTTACAATTTTCGTGTTTTTCTATCTCTACAAAATCGTGTCCACTTATGGATACTGAACTTGTTATTGTTCTCCAAAATTCTTTTAACCAACAAATTATAATCATATTATTCTTTATAATAATCTTTAATAATTTGTTTAATCTCGTATAAATCTCCAATACCACCATATAAGCCACTATCTATTTCAATCTTCTTAATCAACTCTTCTTCATCTTTCTTTCTTAGTTCTTTTATGAGCTCATAAA